ACCAAACAGCATCTACTGATGCTAACGCAGCAATACAATTTGCTATAGCTTATGGAAATGAAAAAGGCAGCGGTAGTTTAAACTATAACTCAGCGGTTGATGGTAAATCACCAACAGCAACTATTTTTGGACAGTGGCAAGATTTAGTAATAGGTAGCCCTACTACTAATTTTACATTTGGAGCAGTTACATCATCTGAATTTTTTGCTCTATCAGTAGATAGAACAAGATACAAAGAATCATTATTCTTAGGTTCATTATCTCTAACAATAAGTGGATCTTCAGGTTCTATTACTTTAACAGACAATAGTAACTATGTAACAGCAGTAGTATATAATGAAGCTGGTAGAGTATTCCAACTTATAACTGGTTCTCAAGGTACAAAAGCAACAATAACATCTAGAAATACATCAGACGGATATTCAGCTAATTCTGGTTCTTATGGTTGGTTATTACCTGATATTGGTACAATAATTTTAAACCCATTAGCATTAAAAGACTTTGCTGTTAGTGGAGGTATAGGACTTCAGTACAGTGGATCATCATCAGGTTCAGTAACACCTGTTAACTCATCTAATAGAAGTTTATATCAAGCTATAAGTGGTTCAAGTAATTTCATGTTAAATAGTCAAGAAACAATAACATCTGATTATATATTTGTAAGAGCCAAAAGTGCAGAATCTAACTATTCAGAAAACCCATCATATATTTCTGGTTCAACTGGTGATATATTATATAGTTACTTTATAAATAGTCCACAAACATATATTACAACTGTGGGACTTTATAATGATACAAATGAATTATTAGCTGTAGCTAAATTATCAAGGCCTTTACTTAAAAACTTCACGAAGGAAGCCTTAGTAAGAATTAAGTTGGATTTTTGACGAACGTGGGTATCTTTATGAAATAAACAAATGCTTGTATACAAACAACTCTTAGCATCTGATGTAATAGTAACACCACTTGAGGTAAACAAAGCGTTTACCTTTAGTGGTTCTGCTTTAACTGGGTCTGATGTAGGGATAGATAGATTTTTAGGTAGAAATTTACAATCAAATCCCTACATATCAGGTTCTAATCCAACTACTGGTTACATATCAATACAAGACCAAGAACTAATATATGACTCAATTAAACAATTATATTATTCTAATTACCTAAGTTCAAGTTACGGCGATACTTTAAACTCAGCTAGTGTATATCCTGGAGCTAATATTTCTGGGAATGTATTAGTAGGTACAACCCCATCACCTGGATTATATTATAACTATTTACAAACAGACTTAACCTTTAAAAAATATTTTCCAACAGGTTCAGGCAGTGGTGTAACAGATAGTATTGGGGTTATATCTATACCTTCAAGATTGTTTGGTAACTATATTCAACCTAACTCATTTAGAGCTACATCTGTATTTGGAACAATATATGATGATGGTGAGGGTAATATCATATTACAAGAATCTTCTTCTATTGTAGGAAATATATTTTACCCACATGGGATGGTTGTAATAACTGGAGATCCAAGTTATACAGCTAGTATGGCTTATGGATATGGTAGTGGTTCTTATGGTAGTACAACATATGGTTCATCATCTTTTAACAATTATACATTTATAGATAGTTTTGTAAATAACAATATAACATGCTCTTTTTCATCTTCGCTTACTGTTTACGAAACGCAATACAAATGTACAATAAGAGAAAACGAGTTCAACTACAGTTTGAACCCGAGTATACTAACTGATACAAGCGGATCAGTACAAACATTCTCTACAGCTTCATATTTTAATCCATATGTTACTACAGTTGGGTTATATGATGAAAACCAAAATTTATTAGCTATAGGAAAATTAGCCCAGCCCCTACCCTCATCACCAACCACTGACACTACTATTTTAATAAACATAGATATGTAATATGATTAAGCTAACTAACATACTATCAAGAATACTAAATGAGAATAAAGAATTTGGAAACTATCTTTTTGGAGGAGAAGATACTGGTGTGAAAATTGGATGGTATGATAAAATAAAAGAACCTGATCTTGAAAAAGAAAAAGAACTTTTTGATTTAATATATTGGTTTATAAATGTGGGGGCTGAAGATCCTGGAGATTAGAATTTAGATTCTTATTATGAATTATTTAAAAGACTAAAAAAAGACTACCCTGAGATATTAAATCCTAATATATCTGGTGATAGTTATATTTATAGAGGAACTGTATTTACACCTAAACAACTAAAGGAATTAATTAATACACATACATTAATTGATAAAAAAAATTATTATATAATTAAAGATTATAAATACTCATCTAGAAGAAAGATATCATCTTGGACTACTAATTTTACAGTAGCTGGTGGTTTTGCTACAGATGTGTATCAAGAAGGAAATTATGGAGTAGTGGTAAGAACTTTAGCCAAAAATGCTGAATTGTTTTTTAATCCTAAATTTATATTCACTATGTTTAATCATTACCGTGAAGATATAATAGACGAAGAAGAAGTATTTAACGCTACTAATCCTATATTAACTGATGTAATATTACCTAAGAATGTATATAATAAGTTAACTTTATAAACATAGATATGTAATATGATTAAGCTAACTAACATACTATCTGAGATTCAAGTTAATAAACCAGAAAGGAGAAAACTTGAAATAAAAACACAATGGATGTTGGACGGCGTAACGTACGCTTACGGAATGCTACCTATAGATATTAAAGAAAAAGGAATATCAGGAAAATATAATCTTCTGGGAGAACTAATCCCAGATGGGGTAATAATATACTATGCAGATTATAGTTCAGATGAGACAGAATGGGATAAACTTAAAAAGTATTTAATCTCAATTGGTATTAAATATAATAATATTGGTGATTCTGATATTTTAATCCCTAATAGATATATTAATATAGTAGAGAATATAGTAGAAAACTTAAACGAAATTCGAGTTAATAAACCCGCGGGTAAATTTATTACAATTTACTATGAAAAAACAGATACTTACGGTGATAAACGCTTTTATTATATACCTAAGGATACTAATACAAGATATAGTGTAATGTTATATAAATATAGTGATTACGATAAAAATGGGAATCCTATGTACTGGATATCTGATGTGGGATTTGAAAATTTACCTAAACATATACAAGATGTTGTCGTTAAAAAAGAAGACGGTTTTCATTACATACCTGAAAAATATATTCATGTTGAACGAGGTAATATAAATGAAATTCAAGTTAATAAACCTATTTTAAAACGTTTTAATGCTTACGCTTCATCTGTTAAAACAGTTGGTGGTTTTGAAGAATACTTAGTAACTTTTCCTAATTTTAATATGTATATGGTTTTAGAAGATGATAATATGGTAATAAGTTATAATACTACATTATCTAACTTTTTAGATGATAATAAAATACCATATGAAAATTTTATGGGAGAGAATAAAGTACATATAGCAGTTCCTGTTAGATATTTTAATTTAAAATAAAATTATGTTACAAGTTATGAAAACAACATATGTTGAGGATCTTATAAATGATCCTAATTTCAACATAGATGATTATTATGGTTATGTCTATATGACAGTCAATCTAGAAAATGGCCGTAAATATATAGGCAAAAAAATATTTAAACATACCACAAACCAAAAGTTAGGTAAAAAAGAAATAGCCGCCTTACCAACACAACGTGGTAGAACTCCATCCAAGAAGAAAGTAATAAAAGAATCTGACTGGAAAACATACTACGGCTCAGCAGATGAAACAAAACAGTGGGCGAAAACAACGCCTAAAGATAAATTACTGCGTGTTGTTATACGTTTATGTAAGTCATCGAAAGAATTAACTTATTATGAGACTAAATACCTATTTCAATATGATGTATTAACTGATGATAAAATATGGGTGAATAGTAATATTTTAGGAAAATTTTTTCCTAAAGATTTGGCTCTCTAAAGTCACTTTCATATATTTAAACTATGGTAAACCAAATTCTAGTAACCATAGTAAACTCGGTTTTAGGTACCGGAAAATCTACATCTAAAGGCAATTACGCTTATCATTGTCCTTTTTGTAAACATCCCAAACTTAAATTAGAAATTAATTTTACTGAAAATCCTAAAGGTGAAAATCCATGGCACTGTTGGACTTGTAATGCTCGAGGTAAAAAATTAACTCAATTATTTAAAGCCGCAGACGCCCCCCCAGAAAAAACACTTGAACTTAAACCATATTTGAAAACAGATGTAAATATTACTTCAAATATTATTCAAAATGAGAAAGTTAATCTACCTAAAGAATTTATATCTCTTATAAATCCACCATCTTCTATAATGGCTAAACACGCCTCAGTTTACTTAAAAAAACGAGGTGTGACTCAAGAAGATATTATAAAATACAACTTAGGTTATTGTGAAGATGGAAAATATATGAACCACATTATTATCCCATCATACGATGAAAAGGGTACTTTAAATTATTTTACAGCCCGCAGTTTTGAAAAAGATAGTAAATCAAAAAAGAACCCAACTGTATCTCGTGATATTATTCCGTTTGGATTTTTTATAAACTGGGATCTACCTTTAGTATTATGTGAAGGCCCATTTGACGCAATAGCCATAAAACGTAATGCTATACCATTATTAGGCAAACAAATACAACCTAATTTAATGAAAAAAATAGTAATGTCATCTGTATCTAAAATATATATTGCTCTAGATAAAGATGCACAAAAACAAGCATTAGGTTTTTGTGAGCAATTAATGAATGAAGGTAAAGAAGTATACTTAGTCGACATGGAAGACAAAGATCCATCTGAAATGGGATTTAAAAACTTCACTAACCTTATTCAAAATACACACCCATTAACATTCTCTAGTTTACTAAGTAAAAAATTTACATTATGATAGAAAAAAACAGTAACATTATCCAAGACCCTAAAATTAAACGCATAGTAGAATATAGTTCCGATAATAAACAAATAAATGTACTAGACCAACGATTCTATAAACGCAATGACAAATACTATCCTTCAGTATCTAGTATTTTAAATTATTTTCCTAAAAATCAGTTTTTTCATAGTTGGTTAAAAGATGTGGGACATAACAGTGACATAATAGCACAAAAAGCAGCATATGAAGGTACTCAAGTCCATAACGCTGCTGAAAAATTTATAAACGGTGAAGAAATAAACTGGCTAGATGAAAAAGGAACAGTACTATATAATTTAGATGTATGGAAAATGATATTAAAATTTGCTGAGTTCTGGAACAAATATAAACCTGAACTAGTAGCCGCTGAATATCATCTATTCTCAGACCAGCATGAGTATGCAGGCACCGCGGATTTAATTGTAAGATTTAATAAGAAATTATGGTTAATGGATATTAAAACATCAAATTCATTACATACATCATATGATTTACAGTTAGCAGCGTACGCTAAAGCATGGAATGAAACCCACAATGAACAAATTGAAGAAACAGGTATACTATGGCTTAAAGCAGCTACACGAGGATCAGCTAAAGACAAAATACAAGGCAGTGGATGGCAGTTAAAAACTATAAGCGATATAGAAAATAACTTCATTATGTTTACTAAAATATATGACATCTATAAACTAGAAAACCCTGATTCTAAACCACATACCGAAACACTGCCGGTTTCTGTTAAATTAGAACATTAATTTATTGTTTTTTATAATATTTATATGTAACCATTGATATTATGATAAAACTAAGACAATTACTATATGAAATACTTACAGAGGTCTCAATGGATGATCTTAAAAAGCAGTTTGTAAATTCAGGAAAGTTAACTATTGAAGACTTTGAAAATATAGTAAAAGCCTCAAATAACAAAAGCTCATACGCTACTTGGCTTACTAAAAAAGTAGTTGATAAAGTGATTAAAGCTGAGGATGTTTATAAGTACAAGAAATACCTAGAAATATTTGATAATAATAAGAGGGAGTTTATAGAAAAGGACATTAATCAAATAAAAACCAAAAAAGAAGTACAAGATTTTGTAACAAAGGCTATTGAAGTAGAAGAGAGGTTATCAAAAGCAGGATTGTCTACTAAAGAAGCTACCTCTGATTTAGTATCCTCTGAAGGTATTAAACAGTTAGCTGAAGTAGGTATAGAGCTTTTAGGAACAATAGATGGATATCAATGCTTTAAAATTCCTCAAGACCTATCAGGAGACAAAAAAGCTTGGAGAGTTTATAGGAAATGGCTAGCAAGATGTACTGGTAGAGAAGAAGGAAAAGGTATCCGTTTATGCACAATGGCTGATCAAGAGAACTTTGATTATTATTTACATATTGAGGATTTGTATGTCTTCTTTAATATGTCAGATAAAAAATCTCCATATCAGTTTTCTTATAAGTCAGGACAATTCATGGATAAAAACAACAACCCAATAATATAAGATGAAAATCATTAATTTTTTCAAGTTTTTAGAGGAAAAGGAAAATAAGAAAGCTCCTCCATTAATACGTCTTAAATTTAAATTAAAAGAAGAACCAAACTATAGACTTACTATAGCTGAGTTAGATGATTTAAAAA